AAATCTGCGCGTTTGCGCTCGCCGAGGCTCCATCAAGCCAAGGCTGGCCAGACATCATTTGCAAACGAAAAAGAGCTCCAGAAACTATAGCCTCGCGCCACTCAAGGCCAATAGTGTCTGGAATCGAAGTTGATCTCTGAGTAGGCTTCAGGGTGTAGATTGCCTTAAGGCTTTCCCTTTCGGCTGGCTTAGGCCCAATCAGAAGGTTGTTGTTGTCATACTGCGCGTAGTACTGTGGCGGCGAGCGGTCTGAAACCTCAATTCGCATAAAGGCATCTTCATACGGTACGGCGGTAAGCGGCTTGCCGTTCCGCAAAATTGCCGTGACGTGGTTGGGCTCCGTGCCTGTCGGCGCGTCCAGCTCATAGTCGGTGACGTTGGGCACAGCGACGATTGTGAGCACATCCGCCCTGTACAAGTTCGTGCGCGAACAAAAGTCAATGCATGTATCTCTGATCGCCCGTTCCGCCGTAAATTCTGGGCAGCCCAGTACCTCCGGCAGGACGTAGACGAAGAGGTCGCTATACTTCACTGACCACCACCCCTTGGCTGTTGTGACATCATGCTCTGGACCAGACCTCCGTCCGCCTGAGACTTGATCCCAAGCGACGTGGTGAATGACTGGAAGTAAACTCCAGCGCGATTGAGGTTAGCAAACTCGCTGTCTTTCTGATACGCGCGATACATCATGTAATCCATGATGGCGTTTGCGTAGATGTCATCAATTCCAATAACCTGAGTGTCGGTTGAGAAGTTGGCGATTTCAATGTCTACCGGAGAAATTGCATAGACAATGTCTACCTCATGGTCCGCAGCGGGAACCGGAAAGAGGTAGAAGTTCTTTGGATCAAGCGCGTCGTATACGTAGTGCTTGACGCCATCGGCAACCGCTGCAGTTTCATACCAGTCAGGAAGCTGCACATCGAGGATCATGCGATCAACTTTGGTGATAGCCCGACCGCCTGTATTCCTTAGAATGTTTATGAGCCGAAGTCCGTCTGCAGGAAGAGCCTGCTTTGGGTCGTTCACACATGTGAAGGAAAGGTATACAGACTTTGCGTCCGGACGAAACAGGACGATCTGCCGCTGCGCGTCGTTAAGATAGTTCAGGAGCTCTTCCTGTGTCCAGCGGACAAAGGTCGGGTCCTGAAGCGTAACGCTTACCCGATTAATCAGATCAACAGCTTTGGTCGTCGCCATTTAATTATCCCCACTCGATAACTTCGAGGTCTGGATTACCCCTATACAACGGATTCCAGTTCCACTCCACACCTGTGTGAATGTTCCTTACACGCTTTGGGGTGCGCTCGCCTTTTGGTTTTTCTTCAACCTTGGGCTTGCTGCGCGCTTGAGCCATAGACTTGACCTGCTCGATGAGGTCATCGAGGCGACGGCGTTTGTCTATGCTGTATGACAGGTTTTCAAGGGCAAACTCTTCGAGTTCATCCTTGTTCATGTCTTCAATATCTTTTGCCATTTGTTTCCCTCTCTACAGAGCAGAGGGCACAAAGCATGCCCTCACCTATGACGAGAAGAGGGGGCGAGTTTCCCCGCCCCCTCAGCCAGATCAGGCAGTGGTCTTCATCTTGAGGGTAACAAGAGCGTCTGGAACGACGACCTTGTAGCCATAGACCTTCAGACCGCGAACGCCGTCGCCGAAGGTGTCGGTCAGACGGACAGTTTCCGTCTTCACGAACTGCGACGCAAAGCAGGTCGCCTTCGGGTGGCCAGCAAGACAGAAAGTCTTACCAGCGTCGTCGCCGGTGCCCTGAGCAAGCAGGTTGCTCTGGTACACGCTGAAGCGGTCGATCATGCCGACCTTGCCGTTGCGAAGCGGCGAGGTGCCGTCACCGGTCAGGTATGCCTGACGCAGTTCAGACTTTTTCAGCATCTCGATGTAGAGCGGTGAAAGAACGATGAAACGATCCGAGTCCGGAATGTTCAGTTCGTCCAGTGTGCGCCCTGCTTCGAGAATGTGACCCAGAAGGGTCGACTCTGATACTGACGCCTTGTCCAGAATCGAAGTTGCTGCCGTCGGGATGTTTGCCATCACGTCGGTTTCAACCGAGATGCGCATTTGCTCTGCGGCATCTTTAGCTGCTTCGTTCTGGAAGTCGATGTCAGCCTGTACCTTCAGGATGTCATCCACCTTGAAGGCATACGACTTCGCCTTGTCGATGTTGAGCTCGACCACCTGAGTGGTCACGTCAGCATACGAAACGGAGCCGGTGTAGTCACCAACCGTCACGTTCGGAACGGTACGGATGTTTACTTTGTTACCCTGACCCGAGATTTCACCTTCATAGTCGGTGTTTGAAATCTGAGGGAGGACGGACGATGCATAAAACTTCGCCTGAAGCTTCTTAGAGAAAATCTCTGGAATGAAGTTCGCAGCGGAGTTAGCACCAGCGGTAGGAAATGCAGGCATGTTAATTAACCTCTACAACAGTTGAGTTAACGGACTCGCCCATCTAAATACGCTTGGTCAATTTCGTTTTGCCGCTTTTCAAATTCGTCAAGCGGCATTCTTGTAATTTCTTCGCGCGTCCAAATGCGTTTGCCCGAGTTCGGATCAGGCTTCCTTGCTTTGGGGAGCGATGGTTCTGCAACACGACGCGCCCTTTCCACTTTGGAAACCTGCTGTTGCGGCGGTGTATCGAACGTCTCCTTGTAGCGGTTCAAAAGCTCAACTACTTCATCTGCACTGCCATCTTGCGCTACGCGCTGCCAGACAGCCGTTTGGCGTTCTAACCACCCTCCAAAGTCATCCGACGAGACTACTTCGTCCATGTCGGGGTGCGACTTACGAATGGTGTCAAAGTGCGCCTGAAGCGTGTTTTGACTTTTCTCCGTATCAATTCGACTACGATACTCACTGACCGTCTCCTCAAGACTAGACAGCTTTTTCAGGAGCGGGGCAGCGATGTCGGGGTACTCTTCTGCGAGCACCTTTAATTCGTCATCGATACCGTCCCTGTTGTGGGCTGCCTCAGCTAGCTGAGACTGAAGGTTCTGCACAGTCGCTTGCAGTTCCGCCATATTACGGCGGAGTTCCGCAGCCTCCTGTGTGGCCTTGGTCATACGAGCCTGAGCGTTCTTGACACGTTCCTCAGCAACATGGAGCTTTTTCGCCGTGTCGCTGTCGTCAGGATTTGGATCGCCGCGATCCTCTTCCTCCGGAGCCTCTTCGCCGTCTTCCCCAGTCTCCGCTGACTCTTCGGGTGGGTTTTCTTCAAACTCTTCAGCCTGCGGGGTGTCCTCTTCTTCCGGACTTTCTGCCACCTCTTCAGTGACTTCCGGAGCGGGGTCCGCATTCTGCTCAATCATTTGCTTCAAAAGTTCATCGGCTTCTTGTTCAAGCTTCTCAGGATTTACCTTCATACTTCACCAGTGTTTGCGGGTCCGCTGCACGGAGTGTCCGCTGTTTCCATTTGAACGCCAAGTTTCTCTTACGAGGTTGGTCGTCCGCTCAAAACCGCTTGCGCGGTATCTTCTAGCTCAAGCATGAACCGCAGCTCCGCCGCGCGCCCTTGCTCAGATTTGTGGTCCGGAACGGTCTCCAATCTGTCCCGACAGGCCTCCAGCCGCTCCATTAGAAAGGTCATCAATTCCTTCCATTGGGGCTGGGCCGCCAAGTAAACCACCGCCTGCGCCGCTTGCGGCGAGCATCTGCTGCTGTTGTGCTTGCGCTTCAATTTCTAGCTCTCGATCCGTCTTTAATACTTCATCAGGATTAATGTCCATACTCTTTGCAATTTCAGTAAGCAACTCTTTACGTTTTACAATTGCCATATCCATCTCATTACTAATTAATGAAAGGAACTGGAGTAAACGCTGAGAACGAACTTCACGCTGAATAAGTGATGTACTTCCTCTTGCTACTGTTTTTAAATCGCCTTTTGCTTTTTCGTTGTCACTCCACTCCATGTTCCAGTGGTAAAGTGACTGAACTAGCGGGACAATTAAGAAGTCGTCTATATTTTTGAGTGTCGACTTTAACGCTACGTTCGCGTTCCCCATGAGGATCGACATGCCAGTTGCCGTCTTGTTTAGGGACTGCGCCGTCTCGCCGTGAGTGTATGATGGCAACGACGTTGTTTCGTCGGCAAATCGGCGGAACAATTCAATGATACTAGTCAAACCGTTGGCGTTTGCAATCGGCTGGTTAAACCGGACGGCTGGTGCGTTGGGGTCACCGCCACTGCGTAAAAACACCTTCCACGGATGGAGATCGCGGGGGTCTTCGCCAGCCTCTAAGAAGTCGGTGTTAACTTCAACCATTGGGCCAGAGGCAATCGCCATGTTGTCGATAAAGATACGAGTCGCGGCATTCATTGTTGCCTGCGAGTCGCGCATCATCTTTGGAACTCCGGTGCCCCAGAACTGGTGCGGGTTCCTTTCGTAAGGGAAGCAGTTGTATGGGATACGACCGTCGGGGATAGGGTTTAACGTCACCCGTATAACTTGACCGTCGCAAAGCCACACGTTGGCGTCAAACTCGTCCGTTTCATCCGAGTCGTCTGGCAGCTCTACACCCGAATCAAGAAGGTCTTGGCCGTTGATTGAGCCCCAGTATTCAAGAACTTCAAAGCGATTGTTGGGACCGCTTACCAAGCGAATGTTCGCCACCTCGCGGCGAATACGCTCGTGGTCTTCTTCGATGTAATTTCCGCGAGGCGAGTGCCCAAGAATTTCCAGAACGGCGTCGCCGTCGAAGCCGTCGCGCTCTCGTAGCTCACGAAACTGGCGTCGGGTAAGAACGTGGCGGCGGAACAAACCGTGAAGATCGTGGTTGCTGGTTGCGTAGGGGTCTGGGTAAATATCGAAAACCGACACAGACTCAATGTCTGGCTTGATTGTTTCCATGACCATGAGGGCGTGAGCCTGCACACCCTTTTCAATCATACGCTTCCAGCGCTTGTTGCGCTCGATTCGCATGGTGCCGCCCTTTACGCAGCCGGTCCCAAAGATCACGGCCTCCATGATTGCTTCTTTGATTTTCTGTTCGGCGTTTGATTCTGAAAGCTGGTCCCGAATCAAGAGCTTCATTTCTTGCGCTGCAAGTTTGGCTCTGCGGCGGACCTCTTCACGAACCTCGTCAACCAGCTCATCACGGCGCTCGTTGATGATGTCCATCACCTGCGTGGGCGCATAAGCCCCTGAAGTCTGCATTACCTCTGCTGTGGCGGTTTTTACCACCTCAGCCATTTCTATTGGGTCTAGATCAGGAATGGGGGTCTCTTCGATGTCGAAGAAATCTTGACCGGATTGGAACAAGAGGTCTACAAGCCGTGAAAAGGCCGCCATGACTTTTGTTCGCGTAAGGCCAACAAATACCTTGGAGCGCTGACCGGCCAGCTTTGACATGGTTTCCGGATCGTACTGTCCGAGAAACTGACGGAAGTTGTCGAGCCACTCTAGCTCAACCTCATTTCGCGCGTCTTTGTATTCGCGGAAAAGAGATTGCAGGCGCGGCCCAAGCCCTTGGTATTCTTCAAGGTCTTCGTCTGTGCGAACCAGACCGACCTCGGGGAGATCGTCTTCGTACTCTTCTTCGATCATCAATACCCCACGACATTGTCAAATGGTTCATATTTAGAACCTGAGCCGCCAGACAGGTTTCTTCTGTTACGCGGCATAGAATTAAGTCCAAACAGAGCAATTGCGTATGACATTACACGGTCATCATAGCAACCTAACTTTGCGTTAGTGATACCTTTATCATTTACTACGTAATTGCGCAGCTCTTTTACTAACTCTACATCAGCAATACCACTGTCTCGCTTCCGTAGCAATGCAGCAAGATTATCAATGATTAGCGGTTTTGTTTTACTAGACGTGTAAAATCCAGCTCGTTTAGTCATTCTGTCGGCGTAAGCGTTGTCTACGGTGTGCTCGATGTAGAGGTTAGGATATCCTAAGTCCTGCATCCTTCGGATAGTTGTAAGGCCGTGGTTGTTTCGCTCAGGAATGATGTAGGCCCTGTTGAACTTCTTTCCTAAATAAGCCAGTTGATCCCCCAGCTCATAGGGGTCTATGTGCAATCTCCACGCGGCAACCTGACGTCCTAGAGAGTCTATTACCTGTGCAACTGTGTAGTCGCCGTGAGCAAGCCCTTCTGCCACGTCAACGCCAATACAGTAGCGCTCTTCTGGGTCGATGTTCTTGATCCACTGCTTGTAGCTTCCGTTTTCATGCTCTTCGACCACGCCGTCTTTAAAGCTGCCTTCAATGCAGGGCTTGTAGCAGTCTCGTTCCGCATCCATGAGGCAGTCTTCCTCCACGAAGCTCCGGCCAGAAAACAGGAAGGCTTCATGCGGGGTGCAGGGATACTCCTGCTTGAACAAGTCTGCTGACCCAAGCTCGTCGATTTTTGAGCGTCGCCAGTTTAGCTGCTCGTCTGATAAGTCAAATAAAGCCGCTAATCTTTGTTCGTCAGGAGAACGTGTAAAGAAAGGATCGGTTTTCTTTGCATATTCGGGCAGCCAGAACCACGGGATAAACACCACCATCCAGTCAGATTCGCCATTAAGGGCCTTCATGACCTGCTCGTAGAACCAGCCGCC